GTGAAGAACTAGCGCGGGAGAGTAAGAGTGAAGAACTAGCGCGGGAGAGTAAGGGTGAAGAACTGGCGCGGCGGGTTGGGTATATATTGCGAAACGTTAAAAGTGTAAAGATTAAGGCAAGGTTAAGAGGAGGTTAAGGAAAGGTTAAGGGCAGTACGTTTGTACTAGATTAAAAGAAGGTTAAGACTAGGTTAAGAGAAGGTTAAGAAAAGGTTAAGGATGGTACATTTGTACTAGGTTAAGAACAGGTTAAGAACAGGTTAAGGAAGGTTAAGGGCGGAAAATTAAAATCCGGGGAGTGCAATACCGAGCTGGCCGGGTCTTAAATACGAAGCTGGCCGGGTCTTTTAGGATGCTGGCCGGATCCAATACATCTTCAGCCGGATTTTATACCCTCTTGGCCGGGCCTTGACGCATTCTCCCATTGAGGCTAAACTGAGCTGTCCTTCGCAAGATTGCCATGCCGTTCCTTTCTCCAATGGGACGCTACGCCATTGCCACTAAGGCTGAAAAGCAGCGCATTGATGCATTGAACAAGCTTCTGGAGCGCTCAGAAGATTTATTAATGCAACAGTTGCGCGATGAAATGATGGAAGCAGGCAATTTAGAGCCTGATAATTAATCACCAACCATGTCCATCAAAGGCGGCCTGAATGGCCGCCTCTTCACTTTCAAACGGGCCTCCAACAATACTTTCATCACTATCGCTGTAGAAATACCAGCCTTCGATGAGTTCAGTGCCTTTGCAGGATGCTTCATCAAAGAAATCAATGAGAATCATGGTTGCAGTTCAGAAAGAAGATATTGCCAAGTCCATTGGCTCTTGGTGGAAGGGCGGAGCAGTGTATAGGCATCGTGATCCACGATAGAATCGCCTGCGCTATCTACGTGCCCCTCGATCTCCCGCTGCCAGATGCCCTTGCAGGCGCCATCAGGGCCAAAGATGCCAATGATGTGTTCGCCATCGTCCATGGCCAAGCGAATGTGGAAAATCAGTTCCTTGAGCGAGGCAGCTTGGTAGCTGCCTCTTGAGCAATCAAAATAAGGGCCATTGTCTTGGAAAGTAAGGATGGTAGTGATCATTGATGGTCACCAATAATTTGGAAGTCAGGATCGTTAATTTTCTTTATCCATCGACATTGACTTTCATTGATAACAATAAAAAGCTTGTCGTGATGGTCTTGTTCAACGATGGCAGCGATGGGAGCGGAGCCAATGCGAGATCGGCCCCTATTGCTGATGGCAAGGATGTGGATGGCGGTCACAGGGTTCGGCTCCAACGCTTAATGCGAGCAACAATGTCGTCGCTGGTTTCATTGTGCAGGCGGGTGCCAATGGAACCGTCACGACCCATGAGAATGCGGCCATCTTCTGCTTTACGCAGCCAGGCCAGAGAGGGGAGCAAAAGCGTTGCACCAGGCTTGCCTTCAACGATGAAAGCAGCTACGAGGCTCAGGAGCTGGTCTTCAGTGTGGCGGATGATGATGCCACCAGCATCGACTTTGAAGGAGAAGGAGGTCATGGTTTGAAAAACGAAGGGAGGGCATCGCTGCCCATGCCCGAAATAATAGTCGTTTCGGGGCTGGTTGTCCAGCCCCTTGCTTGGCCTATTCGCCGCAGGAGGTGAGGATGCCGTTTTGCTTAGCGGTACGCCAGATGGCACGGGCCTCGTCTGCATCGTTGATCTCCTTGCACCAAAGATCGCGGCCCCATTCCTTGGTTGCGCCATGGGAGGGGCTGGTGCGGTTCTTCCAGGTGCGGCAACGGAGCGTGGCATACCAGAATTTGCCGTTGCGGAGCATCACATCCAGGGCCACGTCACGGTTGGTGCCGATGAAGTCGGAGAACGTGAGGGAGCCAGTGCCGCCGCAGGCAAAGCAATCACCGTTAGCGATGTGGTTGTAGTGGGGCAGCTTGCCAGTGCCGCCGCAGTTGGGGCAGGCGCAGGTGGTGGTGAAAGTGGTCATGGCTTGTTCGGAGAGTGGGGCGTCGCCGCCCCTGACGAAATAAAAGTTAGATGATTTCGCCGCCCCTGTCAAGCCATGGCCGTTTGCTTCACATTTGGTCACAAATGCCTTCCAGGATGCGGCCTGTGTAGTCCCGCACTGCTAGGAGATGGCCCAGCGCCTCGCGGCGCTCGTCTCTGGCCTGGTAGTAGGCATCAGCCGACTGGAGGTAAAAATCGCGAGCGTTGCACGTAGCGTCGCCCAATGCCCTAATTGCCTTGTCGATGGCATCGTAGGCAGCAGCGTATTCATCACGCAGGGAGGTGCCACCAGTGCCGTTGAGATGGACGGTGGGGATGGTCGGGGAGAGGAAGGTCATGGTTCGATGGGAAGGAGAATCCAGCCGGTGTAATTAGGAGCAGTTCTATCTACTTTGAAAAGCCCTTTCTTTTCGCAGCTTTCTATGCAGGAAAGATAATCAAGGATGAGGCTTCCCTTGCCAGAGGCTCTTGGTACATAGCAGGGAGTGCTTTTATGTTTTTTACGATGATTGAGAAAATACAAATAAAGATTGCGTTGATTAGTGCCTAAAGAGGGAATTGTTGAGCCTTGTTGCATTGTGATTACCAGCCAGCGTTTTCGTGACGCTTGGCACCAGTCACTTCCACGTGCCAGGAGGCAGGGAAACGGAACAGGGCACGCTCGCAGGCTTCAGCCTCGCTAGAGGCGTCTAGGGTGATGTTGTGATGGGCAATATATTGTTTGTCTACGCCGTAACGATTAATGAGCGAAACAGTGTAGGTGCGGAGCGTTTGGGGGAAGTCCATGGTTGGTTCAGAGGAGGCGAGGGCGTCTCCGCCCTCTTGAAACTAAAGTTAGTTCATTTGGCGGGGGCTGTAAAGCCCCCTTTCCATTGCCTTTGCTTATCAAGCCAGCGCCAGGCTATGAGCGCGAGCAATGGTGGTGGCTCCATTGCCCCAGTAGAGGCTTTCCAGACGCTGGCGAGCAGCCTCCGTATCATCCTTGGCCCGTCCCGCTTCGTGGCTGAAATATTCCGTGATGGCTTGGTAGGCGCCCCACATGGTGCCTTTCACGCCAGGGATGTCGAAGCCAATGCCGTCCCCTTCAAATTTGTTTGCAACGGAGTCCCACAGGGGCAGGTCTTCGATGCGCTTCGGGCGAGCAGTAGAGCTGTCGCCACGCACGGCATTGGTGGTGCCTGCCAGTTGATCAGCAAACAGTTGCTCGCAGTATTGCTTGAACTGGGCCGAAGTGCAGGGGCGAGCAGCCATTGCTTTCAGTTCTTCCATGCCGCCAGTGAACTGTTGGCGCCGCATGTCGATGAGTTCAGGCAGGCGGGAGATGAGAGAGTTGGCGTTGGTGGTGTGGCGGATGGAGAATCGCTTGTTCTTGCTGTTGCGGGCGGTGCCAAGGGCAGCAGAGAGAGTGTTCTGGCAGACCACTCGGATGGGGCTAAACATAATTTGAAAGCTCACCGTACCGTCATGGGAAGTGCAGCCCACGAGATATTGGTGAATTTCATCACCTTTCACCACTTCGCCTTCTGCATTGTTCACTTTCGCAGTGAAGGCCACTTTGCGGCCTTCTGCCAGAACAACCACTGCATCCATGGTGGCTTCTTCGTGCAGGGCTTCTGCCATGCGAATGAGCTGTTCGTTTTGAACAACGCTATAGCTGTCCTTTTGAATGGAGAGGACTGTGCCGTTGTCCATGCGGGTGATGGCCTTGTGGCCAGGAATTTCCAGCATGTCGCTGGTGTAGACGGGGCGGGCCTGCACTTGCCAATCAGCGTTGGCCATGCGGAAGGCTTCGCGAGCAGGCAGGGAAAAGTCAATGACAGTGCCAAGCTTGTGCCAGGCGGCTTGGCCGTTGCAGAACACGCCGGAGGTGAATTGGTGGCTCATGATTTTGAAGAGAAGGAACGAGGAGACGGAATCGCGCCGTCGAAATAAAAGTTAGATGGTGAGGGGCCCAAGAGTCAAGCCCTTGAGCCATGAGCGTTGCTTATGGTTCAGAAAGCCACGGTGCGGCCATTGGCCGTGATCTTGGTTACGCGGTTGCAATCAAAGCTGCGCCATGCGCCTTGCCCTTCGTTGCGAGCAATGCGGAAGTCACGGCAGCGGATGATAGAGGGGAGCTGGCTAGGCTTGCCAGTGCCTTTGATCTCCTTGGTGTCGCGAGGGTTGAAGCTGAGCTGACGCTGCGTGCCGTCAGCCTTTATGAAGGTGACGGAGACAATAGAGGGGCCAGCTTCGTAGATGAACTGGCGGATGAAGGAGGTTTTGTCCATGGTGAGAAAGGAGGAAGGCCTCGCGGCTTGAGCTAATAATACGAAAGAAGGGGCCTTGAGGGCCCCTTTGTAACAAAGCGTAATGGTTGGGGACTTACGGGCATGCGCTTGATGCAGAGCAATCGTAGGGCCACAGTCCCCTGGCACCCTCTGCACTGTTCGACGACACCCTTAATTGCAGAACAGATGCTAAATTAACAATTGATTCGCGTCAATTGTTCTTTCTTCCACCACATGGCCCGAGTAGTGGCAAGCATGTTCAGGGAGCGCAATGATGAGGAAAATGGAGAACCTCGCCCTGCCCCAATATTATTTAGAGTTTGTTCCAAATATCATCTTTCAAGGCATCGGCTAATGTTTGCACAAAGTCTTTTGTGCGCTTGTATTTTCTACCTTCCATCATCTTTTTAAATTCGGCAGGCGTAAGAATTTCTGGAGCTTTCTTAACGTAATCAGAAAGTAGCCTATGGGCTACAGCACGATCTGCTGCATTGTATGAAAACCATTTGAAGCCAATGGTGTCGGTGACCATGCGCGAGATGCTGCGCTGCGTGGCCGTGAGGAAAGGAGTTTGAACCATGAGGAAAGCTGTCGCCAGCGGGAACAGAGTGAAGATAGCCGAGAAAAAGCCCCCTGTAAAGGGGGCAATGATTAAGCAATGATTAAGGCTTGGCTGGTACGGGGAAGCCGTTGGCGATGCGGCAGTATCGCTCTGGGTGGAGCTGCATGCACTTGGCTAGTCCCTCATGGTTTGGCATCACTTCTGGAGCTGCTGCAATAGCAAGGGCTCCAAGGCCAAACACTGTGGTCACGAAGCAAAAGGAAGCGAGGTCTTTCATGGTTGAATAATTACGCTAGTAATTTACTATCACGATTTTTCTTTGCTATTTATTTTCATATTTCTTAACAGAGGGTCGTCCAAGCCAAAACCCTTCTGGAGCCATTCCTTCAATGCATCTGACTGCACTGCTTCCGTCTGTATACCATTTTGTTCCACGAGCGGAAGGATTTTGTTTATTGAACTCTGCCAAATCGGGACGCGAACGGCCATACATGGGATTATTTTCCGCGATAAGTCTTATCCCATACATTGGATTGCGTTCGCCAAGCAATTGCCCTTTATTTTTAGCGGAAATCAAGTCTTTTGCCTCTTGGGTATGATTTTTGCCATAGAACGGATTATTTTTCCCCTTCATGCGTTCACTTTTTTGCTGTCGCCAAGAAATGTCTGGCACCCATCCCGTTACACCTTCGCCGCCATCGGTCATGTTACGGAGAATGCCAGTTCCATTGTCTTTTCTCCCGTAAAATTGAATCAACAAGCGTTCATATTTTAAAGCGGTTTGCTCGTCTAAATCAGAATGTAAAATTAAAATCTTAGTTTTGTTACGCGGAGGCTTTACACCCTGTTGGCGCTTGGAATATGCACGCTTTTTAGATCCTTTGCCGATGTAATAAAAAGTATTGTCTTCACGACAAAATGCATAAACTACAAATTTCGCCATAAAAAAAGGGATGTATCCATCCCCTAATCCTATCTCATGCTTTTGAAGCGCAAACTTTAACTATTCCGCTTCGTGGATTGGCAATTTTAGAAAAAGCGCCAACGCTTAAATCTAAAATCCTGCCCTGAACATACGGACCGCGATCTGTCACTAAAAGAACGACAGATTTGCCATTATGTTGATTGGTTATCTTGAGCCGCGTACCGAAAGGAAGTGATGGGTGAGCGGTAGTTAAAGCATTTGGATTCATGGGCTTGCCATTGGCCATAGTACGCCAGGCGTAACCATCTGAAGCAGTGCCATAGTAGCTGGCTTGGCCGCACGACAATACTGCCGCTTGAGCAGGAGCGCTGCCAAGCAGCAGAAGGGGGATTAAATAACGGAGCATTCGTTTGGGAAAATAACTAGCAAGGCCGCAACGAGTCGCCTGATGCGGATTCCTTATTGTCGCATGTTTGTCAAGGGGGCTGGCGAGACGGTGGCCAATGATGCAACAGGCGCATTGGGTGCTATGCTTTGTGAAGTGGTCGGTCCTAGCGGCTTAATTGCTGCTCCTGTCCTTCGGGGCGGGCCGCAAGGGTGGACGCTGACGACAATGCGGGCGAGACTGTAAAGTTTGGCCAAGGGGCTTCATGGTTCCCTGCGAGGCGCATTGTCTCCTGGTGAAGATTGTCCCGTTGAGGGCGCCGCCAGGAAAAGTTGGTATCGGAGACCATCAAGAGAGGGGGCCTTTGGGCCCCTTTTCTTTTGCCTATACATCCCTGGCTAGGCTCAATACAGCATTAGCTGGATCTTATGAAGCTTCGTCCTGACGTGGAGCAATTGGCTCAGGAGCTGAGGAACGGTGAGGATTACGATGACTGGGAATTTGGAATGGAGCCCATCCCTGGCGACCATTGTTGGCGTAATAAAAAAGCCCCTATTGGGGCTTTTGAAAACGAGATCGACCATCAATCTCGCCAATGATATTGCAAAGGCGTTCAATGATAAGAGTGTCGCCTTCTAATATTTGCTCTGCAATACGCCTACCGTTAGGCGTAATTGTTTCAGAGCATAACACTCTGTCTTTAAAGGAAGGGCGAGGACATTTATGGCGATTGAACCAGAGCATGGTTAAATAGAAGTGATGAGGCGATAGCGTTTTAGCATTTCTTCGTTTTGCCTTTCACGCCAATAGCGCAAACGTTTTTCTAATTGTGCAGTAGTGAACTGCATGATGGAGCGTTTGTCATGGTCGTAGTCGAGGAGAGGATCGTTTTCAACCATTTGATTCCCAAGACATGAATGTTTGCCCTTTGTGCTGAACGATTGTCAGAGAGGGAGAAGCTTCACAGAATTCGCAACGGAAAACAACACGAATACCATCTCTTCTGGAGCTTGGGTTGTTCATCATTGGCACAGAGCGCACGTGGCGTTTTGAAATTTCAAAAGCATTTCCCTTGTCAGAATCTTCCGCTTCAACAAAGTAAACCTCTGCAGAAAGCTGATGCAGATAATTACCCTTGCAGTTTGGGCACAGAAGCGTGCTTTCGTCTTGTAGTTCAATCATTGTCGTCAAGGTCGTTAGGAGGCGGAACAACTTTAGCCATGGCTACTACAGCAGCGTCATAATCGAGCATGCATCGCTTGTAGCCCCATGCTGCAGCAGCATAAAAAGAAGCGCAAACACCTTGTTTCTTTAATAATGCTTCCCATTCATTAATAATGGCAAATGGAATGTCAAAATCTGGAGCATTAAAATCCTTGCTCATGGCTTTATCCTCTCTTTTAATGCTTCAAGCATCATAATTTTCTTTTGATAAAAATCTTTATCCTCATCAATCATTTTTAACAAATCAGCGAGGAAAACTTCCGCTTCGTCATGATCAATGTAATCATAAAAAGCATCAGACAATCTTCCATAACGTTGTCCGCTATAAGACTGTTGCCAAGGTTTAAGAAAAATATCGTCTTCCATTAAATTTCTCCTTGCTGAATAGCCTTGGTATAGCTCATCATATATTCCTCAAAATCCGCCCCTACGGGGGCGTCTTTCATTAGCTCCTCATGCTGCTGCAAATGCATTTGATATGTTGCCTTGAGCGTGCAGAGGATGTGGCGTAGAGCTTGCTGTTGAGCATGGCTAGGCTCGTCATCAATGGCCTGCTCAAGCGTCATAATGAAGCCTTGCAGCTCCGGCACGGCAATCAAGCATTCCACAATGGGAGAGCCAAAGCTCATGCGGATGCGGCCATCATGGAAAGCCGATACTGGCTGGTCTGGCAGGAAGTGGTGGAAACTGACGGTCATAAACTTTGGAGGAGAGGCTCTCGCCTGTTCGCCCTGCATCATGCCCTAGCCGGATCCTGCCGTCAAGCCAAATAACTATTAGCGTCGCTTATAGCCCCTTAGTCCTTTGGCCATGGTGCCAGTACGCAGTGGCTGCTCTCGCCATTTGGAGGCAATGCAATGGCAATGGCCCATCGGCTCTAATTCCGCATGCCTGTAAGCCCGATCAAGAAGAATTTGTAATGCCTGGCGACGCGCCTTCGATAATGGTTCAGCCGGCTCTTCAATGCAACAACGGGCAAAATCTGCAATTTCTGAAATGTCATCAAGCTCATTGGTGGTAATGACAAAATGCCGCCCTTTACGATGAGCCTTAGCCCATGCGGGGTGGATGGGCGGATTTTCTGCTGCCAAAGCCTTTGCATCCTGCTCTAGTTCAGGCGGAATACAAATGCTGACAGTGGGCGGAAGCCCTGTAACAAAAGAAAGCTGCTCGTCCATGGTTAATGAATTACGCGAGCAATTGTCTTGGTGCGCGTATCCCAGGAAATAATAGTCAGTCCAAAAGAACCGTAGTACCAATCATGGTGACTAATGTAAACAAGAGAGTGGCGAGGCAGTGCATTGCGCCACCGAAAACAAAATTTTCCCATGCGAAGATGGCCAGTGGTGCAGTTGCAATGAAAAGAAAAAGTCATTCGTCCTCAGGTTCTGGCAGGGGCTTAATCTCTTCAACTAAAGCCACCTTTAAATCGGGCCTCATCACATGAAGAAAATGCTCCGCTTGTTTAGGCGACATCGCGCCTAAAGCAATGCGTTGGCCGTCTTTAGTGACAATGAGAAAAGTGCGGCATGAGGCCATGATCAACTGTTTTCCTCTTCCAATGTTTCCAAAATAGCCTGGCTGATTTCATTATTGAGCATTTGCTTCCATTCATCATCTCCACTAAAGCTGCCAAGCTCACAAAGGAGATGGAGAGAGTCTGAAATGCGAGTGGCGTCCATTAATGCTGAACAAGCACCTTCGGTGTTGTCTTTTTGAAAAAGCTGGTCGATGGTATGAATGTGATGTTCAAACCATTTGCCGAGAGAAAACAAAGCCAATTGACGATAGGCTTCATCGCCAAATTGTTGCACTAAATCACCAACAATCTCCGCAATGGCGGGCGGTAGCCCGACAGTACCAGGATCGTTTAAATGGTCGCCAACAGTGGCGGCAATAGCCAGTCGTTTTCCTTGCTTAGCAATGGCCGTTTGGCGAAGGAAGTCGTTGACTGTGGAAAAATCGTCCAATGAAAGGAAAATCGTCTGGCAATAGTCTGTTGCCTTTGCCCATCGTTGTCAATAGTCGTCTTCGTTAATTGTTTGTAAAGGCACTGTTTCAGGCCATGCTTCCTGCTCTTGATCAGGCTCAAAACTAATGGTCTGAGCTGAAGCGGGGAGGGCATGCTCCCTACGCTCTTCCGTAGCTTTAGCTTCTTTTTCTTTTTCAATGGTTGAGGAAAGGTCTTGCAAGAATTTCCTGTAGGAAGTGTCTTGCTGCTCGACGGGCTTGGCCTCGTTCAGGCCAAGCAGCTTAGCCTGTTCAACCAGACTGCTCTTGGCTACGTTCAAGAACGATGCATCACCAGCACTTTCTTCAATTTTGATGGTTTGCTTGTCATTACCAGAACCGTCGTCATTCGTAATGATCGTGCGCCTGCGCTTGCTGGCTTCAAAACTTTGCAGAGCCATTTCCTTAAGGTCCATCTGTTCCTTAAGCAGCCGTGCCCGATGCGTATCCTGATTTTTCAGGATTTCTTCCGTGTAGAGCAGGCGATTAAATTTCCTATCGCCATTGACAGTTTCTTTACTGAGCTTTAAGACGTTCGCAATCTGTCGATTGCTCATTGACGCGGCGAGGAGTTCCTGAACCATCCATCGCCTAAGACCAAGCATTTCTTTGCTATAGCCAGTGGCACCAGTGCCACCAGTCGATTTCATATCACGAATAGATTCAAACTGATGTTCAGAAATACCAGCTTTTGTTAATGCTTTACGAGCATATTCTTGCTCTTCTTCTGGCGTGCTGAAACTAATTTCTGGACGTGCCATGCAGGAGAAGATAACTATCCTCGCATTGTATCTCCCTTTCCCTCCAGCGTCCTTACAAACAATTCAGTGAAACGTTCCATTTTGGAGGCAGCTACAGCCGCCGGGTAGCAATCAATGGCTTCTTTTAAGGAGCAAAGTTCCTTCCATTCTTCATCAGACAAGAACGGCGACGCTGGCTGGTCAGGCATGAAGGTCATAACGCAACAATGCAATGGCATGAAAAATGCCGGCAAATAAAGCGGCGCCTATAGCGCCGCTAGTGAGAGCCACTCTAATTTCGTGCTGACGAATTTTGGCGTCAATTAAACGCTCTAGTTCATCAGGCGAAAAATTCTTCACTGTTCTGGATTATCAATGGCAAAGCCTTTATCAATCAATTGCTTGATTTCATCTAGGCTAGAACGCCAATGGCGTTCTCCATTGCCATCTTTTGCTCCGTAGAGAGTACGGGCCGCTGGTTGCGGCCCTTTCTTCGGAGAGGAGAAACCGTAGTGAAGAATCGGCTGAATCTCCACGCCATTATGTTCAAGCAAGGGCAGCTTGTCTACAGCCTTGGGAGCGTTAAGCATTGTTTAGAAATTAATCTTTGCAATGCTAGGGAAGGTTTTTCTTTTGGAAGGCTAGTTTGGCCTTCCGCTGGAACCGTTCCGCCCTTGGGGGCTCCACTCTGGTCTGAGCGGCCATACCTGAAGGTTTCTGGCAACGCTGGAAAGCTGAGTGCAGGATTTTGGTTGCGCTCGGGACTTTCCGTGACCAGTTTAACCCATCGCCACAAGCCCAATTAGGACAGTGAGCCTATTGGCACATGATCACCAGCCGAAACCCTGTCCAGCGCTGGGCTGAGACTGCTCCGCTTCCTCTTCATCGTCTTCCATGAGCACATCTTCCTCGATGGGCTCCTCAAGAAACGGCCCCTTGGCCGTTTCGTCCTCTTGCCAAATGATTTTCACAGTAAAAAAGCACCGTTAAAACGGTGCTGATAAATTGCTTCTATAGTTTAATTAGTCGTCCGCTGCGGTAGACGACGGGGAGGCTAGCTACAGAGCCTCCCTCACTATTGGCCTAAAACCAAATATCATCTTCTTCCTTGTCTGTTTCCAGCCAAGTGTCTTCAATGGTTGGGCCAATGTTGGAAGGAACAATGGAATTGGCTGGTTTTACATTTGCAGCAGGATCGTAGTCCCAGGAGTGGTACAGGCGAGTGCGTTCGCCATTTGGCCCCACATTGAAGCTGCTAGTAATAAGCCCTTGACGGCGGGCTTGTTCGGCCAGTCGGCCAGCAAGGGTGGAGTCCATGCCGGAAACAAACATGCCTAATTGCTTGCGATCAAATCGTTCGTTGCGATTGGCTTCAAGCTTTTGGACAATCTTCTCTAGCTCCTCGCGGCCACCATTAATGGGACCGTCATAGTACCAACCATATGTAGCCGGGTCTCGCCGCACGTAGTGCTTGCCAGCCAAACCACTACGGCTCTTCGTCCATTCAAAGATAAACTGCGTGGTGTCATAGTTCTGGTCTTGACGGTAAAGCTTCACCACTTCACTAACGTTGGCTTCAAAACTGGAACTATCACGAATGCCGCCGCTTTTGTTTAAATGGTGAAGAATGACAATGCTGCATTCATATTCATTAGCAATATCGCGCAGTTCATAAATACAATTGCCAGCATCGCTTTTAATAAGATCCACGTCCATGCCAGCAAGACAACTGGTGAGGCTATCAATCATGACCAACTGTGGCCGGTTCTTTTTGATGAAATCTTGAAGCTGGCGAATATTGGAGAAGCGCCAACGGTCTACAAAGCTGATGTCGCCATTGTCAAGAATGGGATGGTCGTCGTAGCCAATAATTTGCATCTTCTCGGCGGCGTCAACAGTGGGCTCGTCGCATTGAATAATGAGAGCCTTGCCCTGCTTACAACGACGATTGCTCCAGGGCGTGCCAGTGGCAATGTGAAGCGCCCAGTTGTACAACAAAGTTGATTTGCCGCTTCCAGGCGCTGCTGCAAGCAGCATCACGCTACTTTCAGGAAGGATGCCAGCAATGGTCCATTTACGGGCGTCTTCCGACATGGCAATGGCTTTGGCGTCCATCACCTCCATCTCCTCACGGCCATGCACGCGAGCCTTGGCTTCAAGGATGAGCTTCTCCACCTCAGCGCCAGGCATCTTGAGGTCGTGGGTGGTGAGCCATTCCCTGGCCTCAAAAATCACCCTTGCATCGTTGCCATAAAGGCCAACCATGCGCTCAAACGTGTTGATCACTTCTTCGTAGGAGGGCCGCCCATCGCGGCCTTCGTGCTTGTCTCGGTAGACGATGGAAGAAAGGAGAAGTTCTTTATCGGCTCCGTCGTCCAACCAGTCGGCCATGTCATAGCCGCCATTTTGTGGCAGGCTTTCCCATTCAAAGCTGTCTGGATCTGCGTAGAGCCATTGGCAGCCAGGATTATCTGAAGCCACCTCACGCATGAGCGCAACGCCGGGCTCATCACGATCTGGGCAGAGCACCAATTGTTTGCCGCGAAACAAAAGGCTGTAGTCACCATTGCTGCGGTATTGACCGCTACCACCCAGGAAAGTGACGCTGGGCAAGCCGATTTCCCATAGCCTGTCGCAGCAAAGTTCTCCTTCAACTACAAAAATTGGCAGGCTATTTGCCGCAGCAAAATCAATTGCTTCTTTGTAGCGATAAGGAAGAATATTAGTGCGTATTTCATCAACCAAGCTTTTACGTTTGGGCGATGATTGTGGAATGGTTGGATAGTTTTGACGAATGGCCTTTTTGCCATTGCTATCGTCACGCACCACCTCCAAAACGCTGTCGCCAGAACGGTTTTGGTAGGAGAAGGTATATTTCTGAAAAGGGCGAATGGGGCGCTCCCAGCGTTGTAAGGGAGCTAAGGCATTGCGAATTTCGGCGCGATGCTTGGCGCTTTGATCATTAAAACAATTGTATGCACCATTGCCCTCGTTAACGGAGAAGTCATTGCCGCCACAGGCGGGGCAGATAAATTTTCCTGGGTGGTCGCTTGGCTCAAGCTTTGCCAAATGGTCCAGGATTGAGAATGCCATGTTCGCGCAGGAGATCAGGCGGTTCTAGCAGGAAAAACAGGGTTCTGCCATTGCGCCAGCTTTCTTAACGGCATCTTCAGGAAGCAAGCTTGACGCCCTGGACATCCTGGCTAATCTGTATCCGTTGTCCATATTGGCCATTCCCTCCGCCCGTATGAAATCCAAAGATTACGGGGAGACGAAAAAGGGGCGTCACCTCAGCTTGACTGACACCGCCTTTAATCATTTGGGCAATATTGCCCATGAAGCTCGTCTCTCTAACAGCGAAACCCTTGAGCGTCTCATTCGCTCCACGCCAATTTGGGAAGGTTCAGCCACTCTTTCTGATGGGGCCTTTTCCCTGATTGAAGACTATGCTGCTCTCATCGACTCCCCCGAAGAACCTCTGGTCCTTGGCTACAGCTATGAAAGTTTCTCAGCTTAAAAACGCAGCAGAACAGTTCATGATTCTCCATGGTGATGGGGAAGTTGAACTGTGCTGGGAAGAAGGTTGCTTTATGGAAGGTTATTCCAGCGACCATTTGGAGCCGGTCAATGATGCGCGGATTGTTCCTGATTGGCCGCTGCCTGGTTGTTCCCTTCTCTATCAAAACGAAGAGATTGAACAAAAATTTATTTTGTTCTACGGAGAAGAAAGCCCGATGAAAGCTAAAAAATGATCGCCCTCCCCTCCCCCTCCCTCACTGTTTACGCCCCTTCTGATTTTTCTTCCATGGAAGACTTTACTAAACAAGCCATGCTTGATCGCTACAACGGCGTCTTTGCTCCGTTGGAAATTAGCGCTGAAGCTTTCAAGGCTGCTTATGACACTCCCGACATTGGTGCCCACATTGAAAAAGATTACAAAGGTCTTTCCTATCTTTCCTGGCCGTTTGCCTTCCGCTACCTTAAGGAGCATTTTCCTGCCCTTTATGTGGCTTTTGAGGAGAAAACCATCGGTGAAGTGGTTTTTGGCGGCCCTGGTTATTACTATCTTCGTCCTTACCTTACGGACGGCATCCGTCGCACTGCTGCTCTTGTTTTCCCTGTAATGGACAGGAAGCATAATGCCATTCAACAATTAGACGGACGTGCGATTAGTGACAACTGTCAACGTGCAAGTGTTAAGGCTATTGCAACTTTTACTGGCCTTGGTTTACGCCTGTATGCGGGCGAAGACATTCCTAAAGAAGAAGCTACTACGAAGGCATCCCGCCCCGCTCTCCAGCAAGATGCTCCAAAAGAAGCTCCAGCAAAAGTATCAATTTCGCCTGCTGATGTGGCAAGCAAAGCAACTAGCAATGATGCAGAAGTTTTCGACGCCAAAGCCGCGCTTTTAGCTTTTTGTAAAGCCAATCCTTTTGGCTATGAAGATGAGCAACGCAGCATGGCTGCAGGCAAGATGGCGCTTGAAACCCTTGGCATGACTCGTGCCACGGAAGTCAAGGATATGGCTTCTTTTAAGAATGTTGTTATTGGCATGCTTACGGCATGGACCAAAGAACAAGGCATTCGCATTACAAAAGCTGCTATGAAGGTGGAAATGGACGCAGTGGCAACTTGCACTGACGTTGAAATGATGGTGGACACCATTGAGGCGTTCGTCGCAAAAAAGCAATAGACACGGCAGCGGCCCGCCTTCAGCGGGCCTTTAATGGTTCCCTATGTGTAGATCGCGATGGATGTCCAATTGACGACGATCCTGCCGCCCTCCTTGGCTCATGATCCTCTTGGCTTGTTTCTTTTGGTTGCCTTCTCGTGCCTCATTTTGTTCCTGACCATTTCAGCCTTCCGCTTCCTGATTTCCCGATGAGCACTTATCAATTTGTCCATGAAGAAGGAGAGCGTAAGGTCTCCGTTTCTTTTAAGGACATTTACTGTCCTGATATTGTTGAGAATTTTTACCATTTCATGCTGGGTTGTGGTTTTAGTGGTAAGAATGTGCTTGACGGCATGAGCCACGTTATTGAAGACTATTCCCCTGTAGCCCTCGATGTTGACTAATCATGCGCGTCTCATCGAGAAATGCCACGAGGCTTTCTGGAGCTTTCCTGATGACACGCTTAGTAGTAATAAACGCATTGCTGCTGTGTTTGAAGCAATTGCTACGGATCCTCTTGTGGACCGTTCTTATCTCGCTCAAATTGCCCGCAAAATCCTCATGCCTGACATCGCTATGTGTAACGGGGACAACTGCCCTGTCAAAGAAAACTGTTGGCGCTACATGGCGCCTGCTGATCGCTGGCAAAGCTATTTCGCAGCGCCTCCATGCGATGAAGAGGGCTGCGATTATTTCTGGGACATGAACGAAAAATGAAAACCATTCTCCTCTTTTCCTACATTGTTTTGGCGCCATTTCCTGCATTGGCTCAAACTTTTCCCATTCCTCGCATTGGTAGTTGCCCCCTCGGCTATTACAACGCAGGAAGCTATTGCCAGCCCAGCACTAGCAATCGAACTAAATGGTCTATTCCTGCTGATAATGGATCTGCCTGTCCTTTAAACACCTATAAGAACGGCAATTATTGCACTAAGTCTTACGGCTCCTCCTACTGATGGGTTGTTACGATCTATGTCTTCAACGTCTTCACATGCCCCGTCAGTTTCTGCGTTACGAACCCAACCGGCTGCAGATCAACAAAAAACGTTATTACGTTTGCGACGATTTTCCCAATGTCCCCGCAGGGTGTGTTTTGCCCTCTGTGACGACTATTGCGAGCGCGTGTTCGCCGCCTGGCAAGATTGCAGCGCTCATGAACTGGCGGAAGAAAGTGGGCGATGAAGAAGCCAATCGTCGCACTCGCAATGCCGTAGAACGAGGCAATTGGCTGCACGGCCTTCTGGAAGACTTCTGGAATGGGGAGGACATCGAAACTCATCTTGATTCCCATCCATCGTTTGTTCCTTATTTTGATTCCATTGGTGGCTTCTTGGAGCGTGTGGATAGCCCATTGCTCGTGGAAAGCGCCATTGCTTGGTACGATCCCGCTCAGGAGATTGGCTATTCCGGCACGTTTGACATGCTGGCAACCATGGCCAATGGCAATACGGCACTTTTAGATTGGAAAACAAGCTTCAAGCTGAAGCCTGATACGCAACTGGCCGACTATCGCATGCAGCTCGGCGCTTATGTACAGGCGATTGAGCAGATGTATGACATTGAAATTGAAGAGGCCCATTGCGCCATTGCCATTCATGATCCCGATACTGGCAAAGGTCAGGAAGCTCAAATTGTCAGCTTGGATGCGGCTGAGTTAGTGGTACAGAGTGGTCTGATGATGCAAAAAACGCAGCAGTTTTTCTTCAACCACTACCCTGGCAGGCGTCCCTTAACAATTTCTATGGATAGGGCGGCATGATTTTTAATGAAGACTGGTTAAGCTAATGCAGCCCATCCAGGGTCCACTACATTCCGAGAGGAACACTCAATGCCCGCTGGCAATCTTCCCGTCTTTTCTGGCACTGTCGATCTGACGCCAGACATCCTTAATGCAGCCAAGAAGGCTGGTCCTAATGCTCAAGGTAACTACAGCTTCCGTGTGGCGCTGTGGGACAACGACAAGCGTGACAAGGACACTTCCCCTCATTTCAAAGGGCAAGTGACTGTCAACAAGCTGGAGAACAGCCCCAAAGCCTATTCCAGCTTCTGGAAGAACGAAGGCAATGGTGGTGGCAGCAGCAGCCGCTCCTCGTCTTCTGACGATCTGTTCTGAAGATGACGCGCTCCAAAGAGCCTATTGACTGGCCGGTCTATTTTTTAGCATTTGCCATTGTCATTAGCGTTAGTTTTGGAGCAGCTTGCTTAGGGGCATGGGCGGTCCAATCAATTTGGCCGTCCGTGCCCTTTTGGCCTGCTGCTGTTCTTGTTTGGCTCTCTATGGGCTTGTTTTCTCGTACTAAAAACAATGCTTCTCACTGACAAGCAAATCAGCATCCTCGCTGAAAACGACATCTTCTTCCCTTACACGGGCGAAAAGTGCCGCGAAAACGAAAGCGGCAACAAAGCTTTGTCTTATGGCCTGTCCCATGCAGGATATGATCTGCGCCTATCGCCAGACGACTTCCGCATTATCGATAACAATTGCCACTGCAAAGCTCTTGATGTGAAGCGGTTTGAAGAAAGCATGCTTTACGACGCACCGCTATATCACGAGCGTGGCGATTCCTATTTCATCCTGCCGCCATTGTCCTATGGGCTTGGCGTGAGTTTAGAGCGCATTACAATGCCTTCTAATATCATGGGCATCTGCGATGGTAAATCTACATATGCTCGCCAAGGCACCATCATTAACGTTACGCCAATTGAGCCTGGCTGGTCTGGCCATCTCACTATTTGCATTGTCAATCCCTGCGCTTTTCCAGTGCGTATTTATGCCAATGAAGGTATTGTGCAAGTGATGCTGGTACAACTAGCGTCTGACGTAGACAAGGCCTATGCAGATGGTAAGTATCAAAATCAAGGCGCTAAAGTAACACTTGCTGCCGTCTAGCAAGTGAGTGCTCTTGAAGATCAGTTTCTCGGGCTATGGCAAGCTAATTTTCCCCGCCTTACTTTGGTAAGGGAATTCAGCGATGTAGAAGCCTGGGAAGCTGATTTTCAAGAACGTTATGCAAAATCAAAGCGATCCAAGCGGTATCGGGCCGACTTCGCTCACTTGCCATCCCGTAGTCTCATTGAAATACAGGGCGGCACTTTCAATCGAGGCCGTCACGTCACTGGCAGTGGTTACGAGCGAGATGCCCGTAAATTCAACCTTGCCACAATGTGTGGATGGCGAGTATTTTTATTGACTAGCCAAACGGCCAAAGACGCCTTTTGGCTTGGGAAGATCGCCGCTGCGCTTGATGCTCCTCGATAGCTTCTGCTGCTTCTCCTAACAGTTCCGAGGCTGCTTGCAAGTCATAGTCACGAATGGCCATGGCTTGCCGTAGTTCAAGATTTTCCTTAACTAAAGCGCCAACGGCGCTTTGCATATTGCTCCAGCCTTCTAAAAGATTGCCAGCCACTTCCCGCAGTTTATTAATGTCATCGCATTCTTCTAAGGCTTTCTTATTGACGGCCAAAGAAAAGTCACGCTCCAAACTGCGTTCAAATGGTCCCATAGCTGTCATATAACTACGACCATCGTAGCTTAGTTCAATTGGAATAGAAAAATGAGTCATTGTTCTTTCCGTTCTTGTCTTAGCCTAACGATGAAGAGGGATGGCAAGCAGTTTGTTTACCGTGTGGACGATGGGAAGAAGGCCGTAATTAATGCTTCGGACTACCGTCCTTATTGGCTTCCACGCACTCCACGCAAATACGAATGGGAGCCAGGAGAAGAAGTGGTATACATTCAGCCGACTGCTGCTGGATGGATGGCCACTAGCATCATTGGCACTCTCATTGGTTTTGTAGAACAAGGAAATCGACGCAAAGCCGTTGTCATTTGGCATCAAGCGACGGACATAAGCCCTACAATCAGCATGCAACGCCTACGCCCCGCTTCCTTGTTCTATGGCCTCCATTGACCCCCTTCAAGACGGCATCAGCATGGTGCGCCTCATTGATTGGATGGGGAGTTCCGTTGATATTGTTGCCGATGCTCGGCAAAGCTTTGATACAGAACAGGAAGGCTGGTCTGAGCGCGACCAGAAACTTCTAAACTATCTCGTTAAGCACAAACACACCAGTCCGTTCCGTGGTGTGATTTTCAAATGGCAAGTGAAAACTCCGCTTTTTATTGCTCGACAATGGTGGAAGCATGTGATTGGTGGTACGTTTGCCAATGATCAGCTTGGCTGGAACGAAAAAAGCTTCCGCTATTGCGAAGCCGAGGAGGATCAGTTTTACATGCCTCGCCAGTTCCGGCGGCAAAGTGAGAGCAACAAACAGGCATCAGCCGGCCCCATGGAAGAGAGCCTCAATCATTCTTGCATGATTGAATATGCGAAGGGCTTACAGGCCGCTAAACAGGCTTACAACAGCCTTATTGCCATGGGGGTGAGCAAGGAACAGGCGCGTGGCGTGATGCCCACTGCTGCCTATACCAGCTTTGTCTGGACATGTAGCTTGCAAGCCCTTCTACATTTCCTAAGTCTTCGTGAAGCCCATGATGCACAAGGCGAAATTCAAGCCTATGCTCAGGCCCTGCATCAATTGGCACGACCTATAGTGCCAGAAGCTTTTGAAGCTTTTGAAGCTAATGGCTCTTCCTTTTGAACCATTCCCCATTGAAGGACCGCCCAAAGTGTTTGACTCTGTAAACCGTCCCGTTCACTATGCTTCTGGTGGCATTGAAGCCATTGAAGCTTTAGAAAGCAGCATGAGCCCAGAAGCCTTTAGGGGCTTCCTAAAAGGAAACGTAATTAAATATGTTTGGCGCTATGAACAAAAGAATGGCTTAGAAGATTTAAAAAAAGCAAAATGGTACTTAAAGGCTCTCATTTTTGCCTTAGAAAATGAAGAAGAAGCTGAAGCTTTGGCTACCATTGAAAACAATTGCAAAGATGGTTTCTGTCCTATGCCTGGCGCTCGCATTGGAGACAAAGCCATTGATGAGCCAATGTTTAGCCCAATTAACGATGTTTAAGCAGCAAAACTTTCCGCTAAAACAAAGCCCCCAATAATGGGGGCTTTTTCTTGCGAAGGAATATAAAGTCCGCGCTGCTCAGCATATGCCTCCACATCCTGAAGCGAAGTGTGAGCACTCACAAAGCTATTTTGGTACACCCACATAGTCAACAGCTCCTCTCGCTTGGCAGTCCAAAATTCCTGTGGACGCCACCATTCAAAAATCTTTTCTGCTCCCTTGTCTAAATTACAACTCTTGCATGATGGCACTAAATTATATTTTGCAAAATGTGGACCGCCTTTGCTCTTGGGAACAATATGGTCAATGGTCAGTTTCTCGTTCCATTTGCCGCAATAAGCACAAGCACAATGACCCAATGGCCCCTTTAACGGATAGTCTTCAAAAATACTTTTTCTAAAACGTCGGCGGGCATCTCCAGGGCGAAGTTCAATGAGGGAATGCAAAAGCTCATCGGGACCATTCGCTCTAAGCATGGCATTATTTAATTTTCTTGCTCCTAATCTATCGCCAAAAAATAAACTTCGGAGAGTGTTTATAATTAGGAAATGAGCGCCCTCCAATGAAGAGCTTTCAAGAAGGTTTGGCAAATTTTGTGGTCACAATGACCGCTGGCATGTTGCTCTCGACTGGAGCAATGCTGATTACAGTTGGTAATCAACAAGTAAAAGTTGCCACACAAATTGAAAGCATCACTGAAAAACTTGACACGCTCACCGAAAGCATTACGGCTTTGGAATCGCGTGTGCGTTCTCTTGAAATTCGTCGCTAGGCTATAAATATAGCCCTTCATTGTTACTACCATGTCTGGCGCCGAATGGTTCGTGATTGGCGGCATTTTGATTGCCGCTGCTGATCAAATTCTTGATCACTCTCCTCTTAAAAGCAACAACCTTCTTCAACTTCTTATGGAAGGCTTGAAGACAATTTTCCGCGTGGGGAAATAGACCACAATGGAAGCCGAAAACAAGGCTTTCTGGGATAGGTGCTTTGCCATTGCCAAACGGCTTGGTTCGCGCTATCCCGAACTCGTGGCAGCTCAATGTTGCCTAGAAAGTGGCTTTGGTAAGCACACTTCTGGCAAGAATAATTATTTAGGCCTTAAAGGCCCTGGCACTGCCACAACCACGCAAGAGTGGTATGACGGTCAATGGGTGACCATTACGGCAGGCTTCATTGATTTTCCTTCCATTGAAGCTTGCCTGGATTACCTTGTTACGCGATGGTATAAAGACTATCGTCATTTCAAGGGCATCAATAATTCGCCTAATCGTTATGCGGCTGCCCGTGCTCTTTATGAGCAACGTTACGCCACCGACCCGGAATATCCCACCAAGCTTTCTCGCTTGATGAAGGAATATGCCCCTGAATCTTCCAAAATTATCATGATTGGCCCCAAGAAACGCCCGCAAGACTTTGGTTTTAAACAAGGCGATTGTCATTTAATCGTCAACGACATCAGCGAAACCATGAAAGCTTTCTCCTATGAAGGAAAGCTTCTCTGGGAAATCCCCTGTCTTGCTCGCGGACAATATAGTGATTTTGAATTTAAACTTACAAATTCAGACACTCCTCCTGGTCTTTATAAACTTGGCACTGTTTACAAGGACTATGAAAAATATGGCGATAAACCGGCTTATGATCGCACGCTTATGTCCTATGGATGGTATAGCTTCGACATGGTGGAGTTAGAAAATCAGGAAAATAAATATGGCCGTGCTGGAATCATGATCCATGGTGGCGGTAGCGCATGTGGATGGCCTGGCGCATGGGCGCCCAAACAACCCTTATTCCCCACGCATGGCTGCGTTCGTTGTCATAATTCCGACCTCAAAGATCGGCTTTTACCATTAACAAAATCTGGAACTGTTTTCGTGAGCGTCTATCAAGAAGGATGAGCCGGCAATCCTGGGCAAATGCTTTGTGCTACGAAGCAGGATTATGGGCCACTACCAAGTGGCCCTCTCTTGCTTTTAAACCATGGTTCAAAATGCTCATGGCCTATTGCCGGCCAGACTGGGCAGAATGGAAAACCAAAATTGTTATGGAGAAAGTGGACGAGCAAGCTGCAATGCTCGTCAAACAATGGGAAAAAGAAGAAAGAGAAACAAAGGCCAATGCATTGGCAAGCGAAGCTCAAAAGCTTTTTCCTGCTGCCAAAATTACTCCCCTGCCTGATGCCATTGTTCCTTCCGTCATGATTGAACAGGCGCCGCCAGACGATGCCAGCGACGCCGTGAAAGCCCTCGGAGGAGAGCTTCGCATTACTTACACGCTCAAAGGCTTAGAAGCTGCTTCAGGGCCTTCCATTTGACGAGTTCTTTTTCGTGATGATCAGTCCATGATGCGATGGCGTCACGAAGCCCTTGTCTAACTTGCTCGGGGCTATCGCAGCTTAATTCGTGCAAAGCTTCACTTAAAGCTTCCACTTGCTGCTTGTACCATAGATCTTCCATGAAAAGGCCGCTAATGCGGCCTTAGCTTAGCTTCAATATGATCCGCCGTCGATAGTCACGCCACTAATTGTGCCGCCAGTAATCGCCACATTACTGGCATCCTGAACAGCCATTGTTCCCAACGCCAATGTGGTACGAGCCGTCGATGCATCTGCATCATCAATCAAAGAACGTCCAAAAGAAGATAAATCAGTGGTAGTGGCAGTCGTAGAACTATTAAAATATGGAAGTTTATTAGCAGCTTGCGTAAGCCCCGCAAAATCTGCCAACACATCGCTATAAGCTTGCACATCTGTGCCAATGGCGAGACCAAGATTGGTACGAGCGCCAGACGCAGTGGCGGCGCCAGTGCCGCCATAAGCAGTGCCAATAGCCGTACCCTGCCAAGTACCTCCGCTAATCGTGCCAACAGAAGTAAGGCTGGAAGAGACGACACCGGCCCCCAGGGCAGTGCTAGATAGTACAACTGTATTATTAATGCGATAAGATTTGCCGCTTGCTAAATCAAGGTGTTCGCTGCTCGTCCATGAATCAGACGCATCCACCCAGTTAAATGTTTTATCAGTGGTGCCTTTTAGCGTGATGCCGCCACCATCAGCCGTGGCATCACTGGGACTTGTGATGCTGCCAAGTTCAATATTCTTATCGTCAACAGTAACAGTGGTGCTATTAACAGTGGTAGTGGTGCCATTAACGGTAAGATTTCCACCAACAACAACATCCCCAGTAGTAGTCAAGCCGCTAACAGTCGTAAGGCTAACCGTGCCCGTAAATGTTTTATTACCACTAATTGTTTGATTGCCAGTTAAATTGACAAACGCACCGTCTCCGCCAATGGCCACTACTTGCGTGGCAGTGCCGCCAGCTCCTCCAGTGCCATAGCCGTAATAAAGAATGCCATTTCCGGCATCGCTTTCGTTATAAGCCAGCTCGGCATTAGCCAGGCTTGACGGAGCACCTGCACTGCCACCAGCAGCCCGACGCTTAATGCGAATGACATTACTCACTAGAAATTACCCCCGTCCGTCAATGTGTTGGAAGTGAAAGAAGAATTAGCCACAAACCTTTGGCTTCCTCCATCATAAACAAGAACGCTACCATTCACTTTGCTTGCAATATTAATATCAGACAAGTCGCTTAAACTTAGCGTTTTCCATTGCGTGTCATAATTAGTATTGCTTGTCTTGGCTAATACTTGCCCAGTAGTGCCACTAGGGATGATGCCGGGCCCTGGTACACCTTGGGGGCCATTGCCAAAATATTCAAGCACCACTTCCGTGGCTTGTTCAACAATAACTGAAGGACTAGAGCTTGCGGAAACAACAATACTATTCTCCTCTTCATTAATAACAATGGAAGGAGAAGCTTGTTGGGTAAGATCAAGAATGGTAGTAGATTCTTGAACAATTACTGTCATTGGAAGCTAAGTCCTCGATTAACATATGCATTACCTTCAACTAAATAATACACATCATTGCTCGGCTCAGTCACCAAAATATCATATTGCCCCTGCTCAGTTAGCCCGCTTGTACCAGAAGCTTCTAAGCGAATTTTAAAAATGCCACTAGCTTGATTTACATACGAAGCAGTAAAATCACGAAGTTTTGCAGTGCCTAAACGATTGTAAAGTTTACTGGCAATAGTATATCCGCTCATGTTTACTGGTACACCAGTACTGTCTTTATATTGCACCTGCAGCTCAAATGTGGCGCCTTGGTAAATAGTGATGTCGTGCTTACCTGGCGTAATCATGATGAGCCTTTTCTTTCATTGTAATCAAGCAATTTCCACCCAGCCGATCATTCCTAATGCTTTTGCATTGGTAGGGCTGTCTACAGTTAATACAAGAGTGTCGCTTTCGCCAGCAGCGTTTTGTCCTAAAGCAAGCCTAACAGCCTCTGCTACTGCATAATTGTTAGCACTGCCTTGCGAAACAAACCCGGAGTCAATGATGGTGCCGCCAGAAAACGCGCCGCTAGTAGTCACCTCTACATTACCGCGTCCATTTTGAGCAGCGCTCCACGTCACTCCACTTAATGTTGGATTGAGACGTAATCTCCACAGCACTAAATCAGAAGAGTTAGTTGTAGTGGAAATTCTCACTGGCAAAATTACATTGCCAGTACGACCACTTGCCATGCGAATACCAGCAGTAAGGCGCTCGCCAGATGTGTTGGGCACGCTTGCTAGATCATGATTTACTGAATAAATGGCACCATCGGGCTCATAACCGCCTTCGCTTAAAATGCTGCAACAAATATGTTTTAACGTGCGTCCCGATGCTTGGGTGGAAGCATTATGAATGCGATAGGACAACGGCAGAATAGCCGTGGTCATATAAACGCTGTCTAAAACGTTGTAATGATCAAACTCATGGCAATAAATAATTTCTCCATCAACAACGAAACCAGCTCTCACCCTTCCGGCGCCAAGCCATTCCAAATCAATAGCTAAAATTTGAGCTTTAGCAAAATTTAAATCATCAAGCGTATTAATATTCCACGATGATTGGTTAACTACGCTTTCTACAATACTGCCCGAAGCTTTACTGCGAATGACAAATTGCAAAGTGGTGCCACTGGCACGCACCATGATGCCATTGTTATCATTAAAAAGCCCCACTTCTTGGATGAGATCAGCAGTTGGCGCAGTGCCCACAAAACTTTGCAGCACCATCATGCTTTTCCCTGGTTGATAGGGGAAATTTTGCCTAGTTCTACGCAGAACAGTATCGCCAGAAGCAGTGGTAGTAGTCAAGGCAACACTGCTTTGATTGGCCAAATAAGAAACAACTCCCCCACCAGTTGTGCTATCAAACCATTGATCACTACGCTTGTCGTAGCGCATGGTACTATCAAAAAGCGTAAATGGAGCACTTGTCCGAGTGCGCCCAAATGCATCTACAGCACCACTGTCTGGACCAGTTTTTAAAATTTGCCCGCGATAATCTGCCTCAATATGAGTTTCAAATTGTTCGTTGCCAGCAATGATTTGTCCCATAATTATCCACGAATAAGGCCAAGATTACGAAGCGCGACGATAACGCCGCTTAAAGAAGTAAGCACTTCTGCAGTAGAAGAGCCTCCGCTTGGAATGGAAATGCCAGAAGGGCAAACCACTGGAGAAGCGCCAAAAAAGCCTATCGACGCCCCACTTGCAAAAACAGTGACTCCTCCAGATGCGGTGATATTTCCGGAGATAGTTGGAGAAATAACAATTGGAGAAGAAAGCCTTGCATTGTTGTAAATACCACTTGTAACAGTGGCAGTATTAGTGACTGTCCCGGAAAGCGTAATATTAAAAATAGTGCCGTCTTCAAACGTCGAATTGTCAATGGTGCAGCCATCTACAATGGCATTGGAAAGGGCTGTGCCATTAGCCGATCCCCCATTAATTGTTGGTCCATTAACAGTGGCGCCAGTAATGGTTGGAGCCAAATAAGTGCCGCCAGAAATATTGCCTAAAACAGTGGTGCCAGAAATGGTGGAATTACGAAGCGTTAGCCCAGAAGCCGTGGAAGTCCACGATGCGTCATAATTTGTAGAACTAGCCTTGGTAATAATTTGACCAACCGTACCCCCAGAGGGCAGAGTACTCTGCCCCATTGGACCTTGCACGCCAGGAATGGAAAGCCCAATATCTACGGGCTCTCCACTAACAACAGTGAGAATAATATCCGGCATGATTAGTTCCTAGAGCAAGTGCCTGACACCGTGCAAGTGCCCTTTAACCAATAGTAACGATCTCCTCCAGCTTGCGTTGCACTTACGTCATAGTTATAAAGTCCCACTTCTAATCCGCTAGAAACAGTAGGTGGCAGCGTGAGCTGGAAAACACCACTGGCCGCATTGGTAATTGCCGGGACAAAACTTGCCACAATTTGTCCATCAATTGCCCCACAAATATCACTATCAATCGTATATCCCGTAAGATTAATGGGAGTGCCGCCGCTTTGCGTTGCAGTGATTTGCATCCGATAAGTGGAATTCTGCAGCACCACTATGTTGTAAGTGGCGGGATAATACATTTCCCTTCCTTCTGTTTGTTTTTATTATAGCCTTGCATTGTTTTATTCAAGAAAAAAGGGCCCGAAGGCCCTTGTTTAACTTCCTTGACCGCGCATTAATTTACGCCCATGAGAAGCTTTACTATTTTTCCCTTGGCCTTGCCTGGTTTTTTTAGGCTTGCGAAGGATGATGCGCTTTGACGACGCGGCGCCAATTTTGCTTTTTACTGCCAATGGAGGACGGCGAAAGTAAAATCTTAGCTAGCCCAAGGCACGCCGGCGCCTTTCGTGGGGGCTTTTTGCTCGTCAATTTGGGCTTGCAGAGCGGCCTCCACTTCCGCCACTTTATCTTCGCCCAGTTTGTCGAGTAGCCAGCCCACTACGATTTCGCTGGTTAGATCGCCATAGGGAATGGCAGCATCTTCCTCAGGCGCTTCCAGGCCAATAGAACCATAGGCGCCGGAACGATACGTGCCATCAAAGGCATCAATGGTGTAGTGAATGGTATAAACAATGCCATCAGAAAGCGTGCGCTCCATGTTGGCAATATTCCAAGAAAATTCAGTAGCTTGAGAGGCCATGGTCAAACAAAACGTTCTCAGTTAGTTTAATCCATGTTTCAAAAAAGCGAATCTTCGGTAAACCGCCTACAGCTCAGGCATTTCATATTCTTTCGTGCTGTTGCAATAATGTTTGAAAATAATTTCACTTGTGTTTCCGGCCCAATTTGCCACTTGAGGCACGGGAATGCCGGCTTCAATCCATCGGCTAATTGCAGTGTGGCGGCAATCGTATGGCCGATATAAATGAGTGATTAATTCGGCGCGATAAAGTGGCTGAAGTTTCTTACGAAAGTAACTTTGGAATGCCAGTCGATCCCAAGGAAAAATAAAACGATCAGCTTGTGGTAATAATTGTAAAATTTCTTGACATTTTTTATTCAATGGCACCCAACGCCGTTTGTTGGTTTTAGTACTATTTTTCAAGCCATGCGTCAACGTGTAATTTTGATGAACAAGAATTTTGTTTTCTTTAATATCATCCCACAGCAGAGCACGCACTTCTCCTGTTCGCATTGCAGTTTGAAGCATAAATTCTGTATACCAAGCCCAATTGACATTCCTGTAAGTCAACTTCGCCTCTAAAGCGGCCAGTACCAATCCAACTTCGTTGCGGGGAATTACGATTACTTCTTCGTCTCGTTGCGGCGCTTTTGGCATTTTGAAACTTGCCAAAGGGTTCTTGGTAATGTAAGCAACATCTTCTTGTGCCGCCCATTTGTACATGGTTTTTGTATACATTGCAACACGCCTAGATGTAAGTATAGGTTTTTCGCCAAGAATCCAAATCATGATTTTTCGTGCTTCATCAATATCTTGAATCGGACAACGCCCTAGCCATTTGGTCACCTGCCTATAGTCCGAAGTAAGACTTGTGGGACACAAAGAAATGGAGCGCTCTTCAACGAAGGCGCTCCAAAGTTCAGCAAGAGTGGATGGCATGACATGGGTTGAGGAGAGCGGCACACTACTATGCCGCCCGCCTCTTGTCAACTAAACCCACTAACGACGTGGACTAATCAGTGGGAGGTTCTTCCACGGGTTCGCCAACATCGTCCTGATCGCTCAGGTCAAGGCTGGCTTCGCAGTATTCCTCCCAAGCGGTTTTGTCAGTCATAGAAGTGAAGGGGACTA